GAAATATAGCAAAAACTCTGTTATCAGCATCGAATGTTCGGATTCAGGCATCTGCAGTTTTTGATGTCAATTATAATTCGTTTTCATCGGTATACTTCGCACCACAGAAAATTAATTCGACGTTGAACTTTGTTGCATACTCTCCATATTTTGACGTAAAACCATTATCATACAACAGCTTTCGTCGCTTCAATGAAAGCGAAAATTTCAAATGCCTGATGAATGATTTCGTCAACGCACCTGTGCTCAAAAATAGTACAAATTTCTTTGACAATTATCTTGGCGTATTGCTTGGCGATACTCCAGACGATACCGAAAATCCAGGCCAAAAGGTCATGGAAAAAATATCAAATTTTGCCAAAAATCATCACGATGTAGACACAGCAAACTTACAACAGTTTTTAAGTCTAGCGAAACAAGTAGACATGCCCGTTGACGATTTTGGATTGTCATATCCTTCAAGACTCGCAAGAGTAATGGATATAGCATCATGTCCACGTAAAAAAGTGTGGGGTGCAAAATGCCCATGCAATCAGAATTTTGGTTGCTCGAATTGCTGTGGTGATGTGTGTAAGGTTTGTGGCAAAGACCGCACAGACAATCTTGGTGCGAAATTAACAATGTCCAGTACTATTACGGCCGGGACGCCAATAGTAATTGAATATCTACAGAGTAATAATACAAAATATGAATTATTTTATCCAAAGGCAATTGGTGCATTATCATCATATACGCTCAATTCGCTTACGAGCATTAGTCTTAAAACACCGCTAACAACCTATTATAATTTCTATACATACATCGATACACCATCAAACAATCAAGTTGAAGGGTTGATTAACTGGAGCGATGGGTATACAACTATTTCTGAAAGTGCCTCAACCGAATTCCAGTGGTATGGAGATAATCAGATACTCGATAGCTTATTCAATCTCGAGCTGCACCGAGGATTAAATATAATCGATGAGTAAGTATGGATAATGGCCGAGATTCTCAAAAGACTAACGCAACAAACAACCACATCGTTTGAAACCCAATACAATGCCAATCTTGCGAAAGGTGTTGTTGATGATGTGCCATTGGATTATAATCGACCTTTTACATTTTTAGAATGGTCTGCGGCAAACCCGAATGCTAACAGCACCATTGCAAAGAAAGTCTATGAACAGTATCTTAGCAGCTGGTACAGCAATCGTTATGATACTCAGACTGCAGCAGACCTTCTCAAATCACAATATCAGCAAGTAGTTGAGAGACTGCAATATATTTTTAAAGATGATCCAGCATTCAGAAAATTAGCGAATGCAAATTTAGACGATCCTTATGATGTCGAAATTTTAATTCCTTTGCTTTCCAAGAAGCTAAGAGATATTGCGCTCTATTATGTAGGCCAAAGAGCAAATGCAAAGAAGAGCAAAATCAAATACAATATTGCAGGTAGTAATGCAGCAATTGAAAGATTATTCTATGAATACATTTTAAAAAATTACACAGCATCGACATATCAAACTACGGTAATCGAACAAAGTGCATTCGCAGGTCTTCCTCAATTATCATCAGTTAAAGATGACTTCAAGATAGTAATACAGGAGCTGTATGACACCTCAACATATCAAGACAAAAATCCAAGCACTGCATATGAAGACATTACAGTAGACTTTGTCAAAGACTTTTGTGCAACGGATGTAGAGGCGCAGCCATATTACAATAAGCTGGGAGCATATGATGTAGTAATAGATAATCCGATGTTCTTTAATCTTGCAGACTATGTGCAAGACGTTGCCAATATGGCAGCAAGTGCGACGATAAATCTAGACGGCATCGATAGCAATAAAATCAATGAATTTGAGGCTACTGCAAAATATCTAGGAACTGATTTGTACTATATTAGTGGGGGATATTATATTCCAAAAGTTGATACAGTAAATCTAGATATCAAATCGGGCAGTAATTTATTCTACTGGCCTTCCGGCGAGTTTGTATACAGAGGATTGACGAACGCAGAGTATTCAGAACTACCAATCAACGAAAGCGAATTTTTAACCAAAGGAACAGCTGCAGCAAATTATGAAGATGCTGATAAGATTTTCGTCAATAGATGTGGATATGGCATTCAAGGTGCCTGGTTGTGCAAGACATCGGAACAAGATAGAGAAGACACATTTAAAGTTGAATTGCAGGGATCTCTCAAGTGTGATGGCCGCACGATTTTAAGATTCCCATTTCCAGGTCGAGGATATTTTATTGATGACGAATGGACTGGTGTGCAGACGAATGGACTGATTAACAAAACATACTTCACAGATGCAGAACTTGCCAAGCTTGAAGATTTGTATTGGAATACAAGTATTGCAGACGTTCAGTCGTCCACCAAACCTGTTGCGATTAACGATACCTATCTAGCAGCGGATGGCGCACAGCCCGGTTCTATATACAACAAAGCAGATCACTTCTTTGTTCGACAAACAACAAATCCAAATCGTATAGATGATGAAACGCCTGATGGTGTTTTTAATAATAGTGTAAATGATTACTGGTTGTTTAGGTTTGAGAAGACAGAATTGCCAATTACAGCATCAGTTGAATTGTCATCTAGCATTGACAAAGAAAATGGTACGCATATATTCTGGCCATATGAAAGCTTTGATGGTTCTGGTGAATACACGCCACTGCCTACATACATCACACGCAAAAATAAAATCGCATTGCCTACCGCACTGTCGTCGTTAAATGTATTCAAAGATTTCGGTTCATCAAAAGCAGGCACAACTCATTTAGATTCTGATGTAATATTGAAATTAGATAATTGCGGTGAAATCGTCGGTGCGGCGTATTTGAAAGGCCAGTCTTTGCGCAATTTCAATAGCACAAAATTTAATGACTACGTATTCAACAATAATTATCTAGATCCGTTTGGATATACATTATTGTCTGGTGTAATTCAGCCGGGCTTGACATTAAAGGCAAGTCCTGGTGTGGTGGCTCCATTTATATGGGGTGTTAATGGTGCGAAGTTTGGTGATATTAATGATGTCCCAGCTACTAAGATTAACAGCATAGCCGCATTCACAGGACATAAGCATGAACCAAATTGTCCTTATCTTAGAAAAGATCTACAATCTCTTTATTACTATCAAACAGAAATTGAACACACCACTGCATGCGAATGTAAAGCTCTGAACTATTCGCCGTTCGGACACAAAGGAAATCGTCTTGATTCTTTTGGTTCATTATCAGATTTTATTTTTGAAATCACATCGCCTCTAGATTTTGATAAATTTGAATTATCTGAATGGAGGGACAGTCTCGGCAGAGGATGGCAAAACAGCGATCGCATTGCCTATTTCAAGCTAGACGCTGACAATAAATTTGTTGATCTTGGTTGGGGTACGGGTAAATGGATGACACCAGGCGGGGGTGAATTTTTACTCCGTCCTGGTGTCGTATATGGCTACTATCGCAATAACAAATTACCATGCTTAGTCAAAGGATCTGATTTTTATTTCATTCTTAACCATCAATATTGCAACCCACAAGAATATCTATCAATCAAAGACGAACTTTGCTATTCGAACGAATTCATGTTCGATTTCACACCAAGATGGATTGATCTGGTTGTTGACAATGATACTAATATTAGTAGCTGGAAATCGAGGGATTATACTCCATCAGATATTGTCTTTAATCCCGGAGATCATTTAGTATATATCCATCGCAAGCAAAATACATTTTCGATCCAATGGGATGATGGAGATGAAAAAACAGTATCATATGATTTGATTAATTTCATATGGCAAACAAAATTGCGCGGATGGAATTATAGTCTAAACAAATGGACCGGCTCACAGAATACAGTAGGTGCGAAACCATACTGGGCACTCGCTGATGAGTTGTGTGGTATAGACCATTTCAATTTGTCAATTGGAAATCATCGCAAGTTGGTAAACGAATATCTGTTTACAAATCATCCGAAATATACACTTAATACATTAAACCATTTCGACACAATTGAATACTTCCGCAGAGCGAATGATTCATTTATATGGACCCAAAATTTTACAGTTAGCTCTACACAAGCAACGACAGAGTGGAGAAAAATTAACCTAGTCGAAAAAGAACCATACATTAAACACAATTGTTCGGTTCGTACAGAGACAGTCAAGAAATGTTATGGATTGCCTGATGAGTATACACCAGATGATACAGAAACAAATTTTATTAGCCAACAAGAAGTATTTGATAAAATTTTAGTCATTGAAAGTCTGTCAGGCGAAAGTGATATTGTATTCGAATCATCATCTCTCGACCAGCCAGTTAGCATAGTATATTGCGCCAAAAATCCGTTTACTATAACCCAAACGCTAACAGACGTATCGGTAGGACTTCCACCTTCCGGTGGTGTATATGTACCAGTTACATCGGGTGTTCTTGTCAACGCTAAGGCACCATATGCTAATCTGCTGAATATTAATAACCCTACAGTAGCATATATACCAAACTCGAGCGGATTGGCTACAAAAGAAAATCTCGGCCTATTCACACCAGACAATCTAGTAGTTCCGATTTACAATTCGAGCATCGTTGCCAAAGAACCAAATATCGACAATGACTATCGCGAAAATGTATTCTACGTTGCAGATCCTACTTTTTATATAGACAACCGCGGATTATCAAATGTTGACAATAATCAGATTTTAAAAATCAAATCAACAAATGCATCATTTATCAAATATCCATCAACAGCAGCATGCAAATCGGGGGATGTATACAACGACAAAAATTATCCTAACTTCAACGCATATCAAAGTGTTGCGGAATCGCATGGCAATGATACTATCAGTATTCCATTTAATGAATTGACTGATCCATGGGTTGGTGAATTTGAAGACGAATGGTTTGACAAGATTAACTATACAGCGAACTTATATGGTGAATATAATATTCTCAGTGGTTCAAATTCGTGGGCATCATCAAGATTCAACGAAACAACGGCATATATACACAAACACCAAACAGATATATACGGCAATTATTATACATTATTCAAAGACACACCGACTGCTACATTGTTTGCAAAGCAATCAAATTATGGTAGGTTGTATGTGAAGACCATCAACAACAAAACATTGCCAGCAGTATCCGCACTTGCTAAAGTGTATGATACCTACGCAGCGTCAAATACTTCAATCTATCGACAATTAACAGGAAACAAGATCAAGAATATTGAAGTATTTTACGATACAATGATTAGCCACTTGTCTGGTGCTATTCTCGTCGATCGAATTTCGGTCGATTATGAAACAGGTGAAATCTTTTCTAGTGCAGAACAAAAAGCATCCAATACATCCGATAATTCATTTGTCATTACAATAGATAGTCCTACATATGGTACTTGCGGATCTATCTTAATTCCTGACGACAACACACTAACATTCGTGACAATGGCTAGCTCGAATCCGCCATATCCGAAAGTATATGAACATATACTTGGCAGCGATATAGTCAGACTGGCTTATGATGGCGCAAATGATTACACTACATTCAAGGCAGCATTAAGTAGTTATGGCACTTCGACGATCCCATCATTTGATTTCGCTTATGACAAAAACTCAGGGATATACACAGTATCTTACATTTTATTCACAGCAAGCACACTAGTCAATGCGTTTATGACAGTGTTTATCAATTTGAAGAAACAAAACGGTAAATTGGTTCTAGATTCTTTCAATCTAATCAGACCGTATCTATCCTATTAAGTATTTTGAGATGAATCGGAGAAATATTGTGTACGATAATACAATGGACCAGAACCAGCAATTGTCTTTGCGCTTACCTGATTGGAATCTGTTACACCTCTAAATGTAAATGTGTCGTCAGCAGATAGAGCCATTGCATTGCTTGCTCCAGAAAATCCGTTGTCATAAATTTCAATAGTTGTTCCAGTTTTATTCACTACGATAACCTCGCTACAGCTTTGCGACGACAAGGCAACCAAGGAATTTGAGATAGTTTGGTTAAAAGAGCGACAAATATTTTTGTTTGTAAAAGCCATATAATTATTTATCGTTATGCACGTTGAATCACATTCATCGACGCCCAAATTACAGCATCATTGGTAATGCCCTTTGCTGCAATGGTAATATTCTCTGGTGTGCCGTTTATTTTTACACCGAATCGACCGTTTAAACCACCCACAGATGCTTCGTCTGTACTAATGCCAGCACGTTGAGATGCACCGATAAATTTCGTCAGCAGGTCGGTTCCTGCAGTCAATATTGCAGTATTAGCACCAATAGCATATTGGAATGGCGTGCCGACTAGATCAGCCCATGTAGGAGCAGTGCCAGACACTTCAGCATTGTACACTAATTTATAGACACAAGAACCATTATTCGATGCATTTAACAAATCAACAGAGCGTAATAATGGGACAATATCTGGTTGTGCTGGATTTAATCTAACAGATAATACAGGATGAAATGCTAAGGTATTCACAGTGACAGACGCACTCGTAGACACACTCGCTGGTGTTCCTAAAATATCCTCGTTACCCTCAATTATTACAGATGAACAAATATGTTTCATCGATCCAGATCCAGCACCAGTCTGACGAATTTCATATCGGATTGGGTGATTAGGAGAAGACAGATATGTGGAATTTAAACTATTGAGATTTGTTACATAGTGCGCATAATAACATTTTCCTTCCAAATAAAACCCAAAGCGAACACGACCGACACCCAGCCATTCATAATCCATTGTAAGAATCTGAGCTTTGGTAAAATCAATAGCCAACCCAGATGGGCCTGTGCCATCTAGCTTGTCGACATTCCATGCAGATTGTGGCACTGAAACCGAATATGCAGTGCCTTCAGTTTTGAGAACTACAAATCTTGGGCCAGCAGAAGTGACTTCAAGATAGATCCCGGAATTAGGATTATACGGAGCCACCGAACCACTCTGGAATAATCCAACTCTCTTTGTAATATTGGTTTCTGGAGCAAAAACACCAGTAAATAAACCTACAATGCCTTTGCCTGGTTGATAGTTGAATCTCAAAGGAGTTTGTCTTATAACGTAAGCACCGTTCGCATTTGTCGTCATATTCACCAACGAATCACCGCTAACATGAACACTAGTGGCATTTGCAGTTACAACCTCATCAAAAATATTGACACCTTTGCCGTACAATTGCTTCGCGTCTATCAGTGAGACTGGCTGCGAAACCCGCAAACGGCCAAATGCGTCAGAAGAAGCGTTGTCACCAAATGCACTTCCATTTACCTGAGCCTTGGTTAGGTCGTACACTAGCATTGCAGTTTTATTATATCTAGTCCCATCAGATGTCGTGACTGGAGGGTAACTAGTGTCGCCGCTTACGGCAACCCAGCACATCGACTTGAGTGCTTGTTCTTGATATCTTGGATTCGTAATAATCATCAAAAGTATTTAGTTGCATTCTATGCAGCCATCTATTATTATAGATATATAAATAAAAAATAGTTCTTTGAAATAATATGGGGGTGAATATGGTTTTCGATTTGATAGTCGAACGTGACATAAGCACACAGTGGTTGACCGGCTGGCCACTATAAAAGCCGTTCAAACAAACCAAATGCAGAAGACACTGAAGTCGATGCCCTCTTAGCGCAAGCAGAATATATCTTCAATAACGCAGACGAGTTCGTCTTTGCGGATGAAGAAGCACTGGTTGCCTAAGCTCAACAGCAAATGATCCTATTAAGTTTGCTGAGGTACTACAATAGGTAGTGTTAATACATCTCATCACATGTAAACCAAAGATGTCTGTAGTTACTAGCAGTTTGTAGTAGTAGGTAGTGACCCTAAATGAAAGGCCGATGTACCAGCAGACCTAAGTCAGAGAAATTGCAAATACATCTAAGTGTGTAGAAAGTGTAACCAAGCTATCAAAGACTCCGGTTCAAATCCGGACACCTCCACCATAAATATGTTTATGGATTTCAAGCAATTTTGTGAAGAGTATGGCGAAGCAATGCAGCTTCTTGAAGACGTTAATGTCAGTGATGAACTAAGGTATCATTTAGATAATAAATTTGCATTATATGAAAATGTATTTCGCATTTACTCAGATGCATATTTTAAATTAATCGAAGAAGTTCGAACACTTTATTTCGATAATAAAATTGCATTATGCAATGAAGATGCCGATCTAGTAGAATCAAATATCGGACAAAAGGCTCTTTATAACGGGCGTGAAGTTTGGTTAGATGCACCTATTACAGTCGAAGAAGATTATCTCACAGAAGCGAAATACAAAGGCAAAAACGTTAACTTGCGAAAACCATTCCGCACACCAGGGGGTCCAAAAAAATTCGCAGTCTATGTCAAGAAGCCGGCATCCGGTAATATTATTAAAG